GTCTGGGTTGTGTCCTCCGAGCCGGTGGTAGACATCGCTGCGCCAGACTCGTACATGGTTGGGGGCTGAGACGATGTGGGAGAGGGTGGTGCGGTTGATTTCGGGGGCTTTCATTGCCCAGACTTGGTGGGTTTCGTCCCAGTAGTGGTCGCCGTATCCGAAGGCCCAGCCGTCGGGGTAGCGGCCTGATTGTCCGTCTGGGAGGATTTCGCACCAGTCGGAGTAGAAGAAGCCTGAGTAGGGTACTTTGTCTGCGTATTGTTGGATGGTGGTGAGTGCGTCGGGGGTCAACTCGTCGTCGTGGTCTAGTTCGACTAGGAGTTCGCCTCTGCCGAGCATGAAGGCATCGTGTTTGACGGCTCCGATGTTGCCGTTGCTGGGGGTGTGGGGCCGGTAGATGCGGATTTGGTAGCGTTCGTCGGCGCAGTATCCGTAGAGTTGGCGGTGGGTTTCCCAGCCTGGGCTGTCGTCGAGGATGACCCATTCCCAGTCTGTGTGGGTTTGGTTTTTGAGGGAGGCCCAGGTGCGGGCGAGTACGTCTGGTGGGGTGTTATAGGTGCAGGTGATTACAGAAATCACGAGTTGCGGTAACCGTAAATGCGGCACACGGTTGAAACGGTCGGCGCTCCGTTTGTTGTGATTTGAAAGCCATCGTAACTTGTGCTGGTTGGCACTATCCCGCCGCCCCTTCTAGAAAGAGCGCCACCGGAGTCTTGGAAGATTGCGTCAATGGATGAGACGGTGAAGGTTGTTTCAAATGGGTTTGTAATATCAACGATTGCTAGGTGCCGTCCGGCTGTGGTTGGCACGTTGCCGATGTACATTCCTACGGCTGTGCCGCTGGATGCGTTGTCGGCTGCGCCGGTCGCCATGTTGATTCCCACTAAGCCATAGTCTTGGTCGGCTGTGGTGTAGGCGGTGGCCCCGGCTCGGAACTGGATGAAAAGCGCCGTGTTTGCGCTTGCCGCTCCTGACCGAATGACGAGGCGGTAGTTTTGGTATGTGGAACTGAAAACGGAGTTGATTGACCCTGTAGCCACGCTGGAAAGTGTGAGCGTGTTGATATACACCAAGCCGCCGACAGGTCCAAGACCAACGGTGTCGTCTTGCTTCTGGCTAAGATAGTCCCAGTTTGCCCCGTCCCACACCCGCAGATAGCCCGTGTCAGTCTCGTAGATAATCTGTCCGAGGTACGGGTTGGTGGGTCGGGTGGTCGAGGTGCAAACCCCAGGCTTTAGCCCTGTAGCAGACGACGAAATACTCACAACAACCCCACAGCCGTAATCTGTCGGTCAGCAAAAGTAACAGCACCACCAACATTGGTGCGCCCATATTGAATACCAAATGTGTTAGAGCCAGGGGTCAAACCTGTCACAATAAAACTCCCATTAATATACTGGTCACTGGTATTTGACGACGGTCTGCCTGTTGACCAATAACTATTGACACCGATTGTGCTTGCTCCCGTAACGACAACGCCAAGGTAAAACAACTGCGTTGATGTGACGGAACAAACAACCCGTGATTGCAAGGTAACCAACGCCTTTGTCCCCGTCGTGAGCGTGACAGTAGGAGCCGTACCACCACCCGTGAGAGCAACCCAAGGGTTCACATCAACTGTGCCTGACGTGTCGGTTCGGGCAGACACCTCGGTTACGCATACCCAGTTAGACCCGTCATACACAGTCTTGATGCCAGCAGGGATAAACGTAGAACCACCCGTAGCAGCAGGGGCAGTAGGTGCTGTCAAATACACTTCCAAGCCCTCGTACGGAGTCGGGATTGCAGCGTTACGGGCTGCTTCATTCGCATACGTTTTTGTTGTGTTGATAACGATTTCCCACAACGCACCAGTCCACACCCGAATCAGGTCCGTGTCAGTCTCATAAATAACCTGCCCCTCAAAAGGGCTGGCAGGACGAGTCGTGCTGGTGCACACCCCAGGACGGGCAATCGCAGAGGTCGGAACATAGTTAGAGATGGGCATCAGTAGTTGCTCGCTTTAATGATGTAGTTCATAACCATCGTCGGCTGCACGTTGTTGTGCGCCCCACCGCCACCCGTGTTTTGGTTAGTTGCGGTAGTAGCAATGTTGGTTGCTGTTGCGTTTGCTGTTGATGTGGAAGCATTAAATGGGCTGTACAGAGCGTTCCCCGCAGTCAAACCGGCAATAAGTTGCCCGCTGTTAGTGACGAATCTTGTTTCGTTTCCTGGTCCGTGGCTATGGGCGTTTTGGGTGTGGTTGTGCGAATCTTGAACGTGCGTATGGCTTGGCATCTCTGCCGAGGTCAGCGTATGCGTTTGGGCACCACCACTAGCCCCCAATGTTGTCCCCGTAATACCGGAACCACCTGAAGTCAAACGGTTGGCGGCAGTCCCACCCATGTCGTCTTCGCCAGCAACAACACGACCACGAAGGTCAGGAACATTGAACGTGGTCGAGCCATCGCCTGAACCATACGTTGTCCCAATAACAGCAAACAACGAGCCATAATCCGTGCGAGACACCGCCTGCCCGCCACACAACAACCAGTTCGCAGGAGCAGAAGGACCCGCATACGGCATCACAACACCAGGAGGCAACGCCCCGATAGTGCCGCCAATACCGTTAGAAACCCCCATCAGACTTCCTTCTCCCAACCCACAGCAGTCACAGTCACAACCGACCCAGTATCCGCATACCCGAACAACTGCTCAGTCGCCGTCATCGTCAACGCCGTATCCCAAATAATCGTGTCACCACCAGCAATCGGCAACGCAGAAAAAATCCGGTTCGCAGCCGTCGCAGCCGACCCCACCGCCAAATAAAAGATTCTGTCCGAACCATCCGTGTTGCAGATAGCGAACTGCTTGATAACCCACACCCTTGCCGAAGGCACAGCCGAACCGACCGAAGCGTTAGCGTTCGTCAAAGCAACCGGCCCGACAAGCCGTTTCTCAGTCCTGTCGCCTACAGCCATGTCATGCTCCTACATCTGTCGTGATAATCGCCGTGAACTTCGAGTCGTTCATCGGGTCGGTGGATGCTGTCGTGTTCACCCATTTGCTCAGGGTTTGATTGTACACAAGGGCCTGACCCGTCAACGGGGACGAGATAGCGACATCGGTAGCAGCAGACAAAGTGGTGAAACCTTGCGGTCCCTGCGGGCCTTGGGCACCAGTAGCACCAGTCGAACCTTGGGGACCTGTAGCACCTTGAGGGCCGATATCTCCTTGTGGTCCCTGAGGACCTGTTGCACCCTGAGGTCCCTGCGCCCCCTGCGGGCCGATGTCACCCTGAGGACCCTGCGAACCAGTAGCACCCTGCGCTCCCTGCGGGCCAGTAGCACCCTGTGCACCTTGCGGGCCTTGGGCACCGATAGCCGAGATGACAAACAGCATCGGCTGGTTGTTCGGGAAACTGTACGTCGAAGTAACGAGCGTGACGGGAATCTCGATGTAGTCAACCTGCACGACAGGGGCCGACGAGACAGTCCATTTCTGGTAGTTCGTGTGCAGAGACTTGTCTTGGAGAATGATTGTGTCGTTGGCTTTGATTGTCGCCAAGAAGATGTCAATGTCGTAGCCGTCTTGGTCGGTGTGGCTGACGTTGATTTGTGTTGCGGCAGATTGGGTGGCGCTGTTCCAGATGATGAACTCAGACAGCGGGTCGCCGCCGATGAGCGACGTTTTGGCTAGGTAGTCGTAGAAACTTGCCGACTGCCCATCCGAACCTTGCGGGCCTTGCGCTCCTGTTGTTCCTTGTGGGCCTTGTACACCTTGAGGTCCTTGGGGGCCGGTAGCGCCTTGAGGCCCCACATCACCTTGCGGGCCTTGTGCCCCCTGCGGGCCTTGCGTACCTTGCGGGCCTTGCGCTCCTTGGGGTCCGATGTCGCCTTGTGCGCCTGTTGCTCCGGTAGAACCTTGCGGGCCGGTCAAACCTTGCGGGCCGATATCTCCCTGCGCCCCCTGAGGTCCCTGAGCGCCGGTAGAACCCTGTGGCCCTGTCGAACCCTGCGCACCCTGGGGTCCTTGTGTACCTTGCGTACCTTGCGTACCTTGTGGACCCTGCGTACCTTGTGCGCCCTGAGGCCCCTGAGCGCCCTGAGCGCCCGTGAAACCCTGCGAGCCGGTAGCACCAGTAGCGCCCTGCGGTCCCTGCACACCCTGAGGCCCCGTGTTCTCAGACGCAATAATCGTAACCTTCGTACCAACCTCAACCGGAACAGCAGGGTCAGCCAAAGAAACCAAATAGGTGTTGCCAGTTTTCGTGAGGGTAACTGGTTCGCTTTCGACAGCGACAACCACCTGAGTAGTGGTCATGCTACAGCCTCGTTACATCGGCAAGAACGGTGACAGTCCCAGCAAGAATCGTGGAAACCGTGCTGCCAGCCGTTTCCTGCAAGTCCCAATACAGGTAGCCTGGGTCAAGGTCAGCGGTGTCCGTAGCAGAAAACGTGACACGCATCTCGCCTGCTGCGCCGTCCACAATCGTGCAAGTACCCGTAATGGCGATAGCAGCAATGTCGGGGGTGGTACGCATCTGCGAGGCATAGGTGCGGCCCGTGATATTGATAGGGGTAGACCCATCGGTGGTGAGGGTCACGTCGACAATCTCGGTGTCACCACGAACGATAGTCAAGTCTTGTTTAGCGGGAGCAGCCATATCTCTAGTACCTTACCACTTTACTTTGTCAGCCCAGTAAGCCGCAGACATCTTGCCCTTGGCGATGTTCGAAGCGTGGCGGGCCTTGAACGATTCACGACGCTTCCGGTACGCCTCAGATTCCCCAGCCTTCTTCGGGGAACCAGACACACCCTGCTGACCGAAACGAATCAACTTCACCTTGCTGCCCTCCTTGGCTAAGACAGCATGAGATTTGTTGGCGTTCGGTGTCCGTTTCGGCTTGTTGTAACCGGCGAACTTTTCGCCCCGATATTCGATAGTCATAGAACCTCCAAAGCTCCTGACCCTGATAATACTTCAAAAACCCC